GAGAGGCCGCAGCACAAAGGGCCATAGACATCGAGAAGGCACTGATGGCGGAGCGGGAGCGCATCGCCGCCGAGGAGTTAGCTATCGCACAAGAGAAGGCCGCGCAATCGGACTCCTCGGATGAGGATCTAAACAGGCTCGCAGAACTGGAGGCCAATTTGCTCAACCTGCGCACGGAGTCGGTAGAGCTTCAGACGACCCTCAATAACAAGCTCAACACCATCCGCAACCAGGCCGCCGCAGAAGCGGAAGCGGAAGCCAAGCGAATCGCAGACGCGGCCCTGGCAAAGCGTAAAGCCGAGGAGGATGCAGCCGCCGCAATCACCAAGGCAGAGCAAGAAATTGTAGACGCTTTGGATCAGCGTGAGCGGGCCAGTTTGGACGCAAGGACTAAGGAGCTACTATCGCTCGAAGACTTTTACAACGGCGAGCTCGACAGGGCCGGAGATAATGCCGAACTAATCGCGCAAATCGAGACCCAGCGCGATACGGAACTCGCGGCCCTGCGGGAGAAGTTCCGCGAAGAAGACGACGCCAAAGCTGCCGAAGCCGCAAAGCAAAAGACCGACCGAGAGCGCAAAGTATCTCAGCAATTAGCCGCGGAGCGCATGAGCGCCCGCGAACAGGAAAAGCTGGCCCTCGAAGAACGCTACAACGAGTTGGCTGTCGATGCCGAAGGCAACGCGGAACTATTAGAAGACATTGAACGCCGCAGGCTGGAAGCTCGCCGGGCGATGTATGAGAAATTCGATGACGAGGACCGCGCCCGCCAACAGGAGAACAACGCAAAGACCCTCGCCGATGTAGAGGCGTATGAAGCCAAGCGTGCCGAATTGATGGAGAGCGCCCGCGCGTCAACGTTCTCTATCCTCAGCGACTTGACTACAGCGTTCGCAAAAGACACCGAGGAGGGCCAACGGAAGGCATTCAAACGGAACAAGGCGATAAGCATCGCGGAGACTTTGGTCTCGACATACCTGGCCGCACAAAAGGCCTACGCCTCGCAACTTTCGGTACCTACTCCCGACGCCCCTGTCCGCGCACAAATTGCCGCGGGTGTAGCTGTGGCCGCAGGTCTGGCAAAGGTGGCCGCAATTAAGAGCCAACAATTCAACGGAGGAGGTTCCGCCGGAGGTGGAGGAGGTGGAGGCGGCGGTGGCATCGGTGGCGGTACCCAATCCGTCGGGGTCGATGTCGGCTCCCTCATCCCGAACCAGCAGACCCCCACACCGGAACCCGTGCGGGCATATGTAGTAGAGAACGAGATCAGCAACAAGCAAGCCCTAAATCGGGAGCTACAAATTCAGACCACACTATGAGGACCGTCGAGTTATTGATTGATGAGGAGCAGGACGATTTCGGGGTGGAGGCTATCAGCCTCGTGAAGTTCCCGGCCATCGAGGAGAACTTCGTGTACTTCAACAAGGACCAGAAGCTCACCCTGGCCAAGGTCGACGAAGACAAGAAGCTCCTAATCGGCCCGGCCCTGATTCCGGAGAAGATGATCCCGCGGTGGGATGACGTCAAGCAGGAGGAGTTCGAGGTGTACTTCTCGAAGGAGACGGTGCAGCAGGCCGCCGAACTTTTCATGAGGCAGAAGCGGAACGGAGAGTATACCGTCGAGCACCAGACGAAGGTCGACGGGCTCTCAATCTTCGAGAGCTGGATTGTAGCCGACAAGGACCGCGACAAGGCCGCCGTCTATGGCTTCGATGTCCCGACCGGTACGTGGATGGTCTCCGTCCGCGTTCACAATGGGGACGTCTGGAAGGACGTAAAGGATAAGAAATACAGGGGGTTCTCCATCGAGGGGTACTTTATCGATAAGTTGGTCAAGATGGAAGACATAACCATCGAGACCATTGCCGCCGCCGTTCGTGACGTATTGGAACCGATTGCCTTCCTAGACGGCAAGCCCCTCTTCGGGACCCCCTTAGAGGCCGAACTCATGGCCTCGGCGCTAGGGTGTGAAGGCCACCATCCCCACGAGATAAACGGGCGTACTATGTTTATGCCCTGCGAGACCCACGAAGAGCTCGACCCGCTCCTTTCAAACGATTGAAACGACGTTATATCCCGAATCGAAAACACTACCCATGTCCGTAATTGAGAAACTCAAGGAGGCCGTCAAGTCTGTCGTAGCGGCAGAGCGTCAGGACCTCTACGCCGAAGCCCGCCTCAACGACGGGCGTGTTGTTGCCACCGAAGCCGAAGCGTTCTCCGCTGGCGCCTCCGTCCGTGTCCTCTCTGAGGATGGCGAGGCCGCGCCCCTGGAGGCCGGATCGTATGAACTGTCCGACGGTGGCACCCTGAACGTAGACGCCGATTCCAAGGTCGTCGAGATGGAGGAAGAGGAGAAGAAGGACGAGATGATGGACGACGAGGAGAAGGACGAGATGGCAGCAGTAAAGGCCGCCCTCGTCGACAAGTTCCAAATCTCCCCAGAGGTAGCCGCCGAGATTGTCGAGGTGGTGAAGGAAGCGATGGCCCCCGCCGAAGTGGAGGCCGCCGAGCACGAAGACAAGGAGGAGGAGATGGAAGAGGAGAAGAAAAAGGAGGAGATGTCGAGCCACCTGCAAGACCTCACCCATGAGATGGCTATCGCCCTCGAAGCTATCAATACCCGCCTCGCCAAATTGGAGGAGGCCCCGGCCGCAAGCCCGGACCGCGTTCTCCCGAAGGCAGAATTCAAGAAAGAAACCAACCCCAACCTGAAGGGCGTCGATCGTGCCTTCAACATCATTTCAAATTTCTCATGAAGTCCCAGAAGTACAACTTCGACATCACGGTAACGGACAACACCTACGCGGGTGAATTGGCGTTGCCGTATGTTACCGCCGCCGTCACAGGCGCGGAGACCATCGCAAACAACCGCGCCCGCCTCATCGAGGGGGTAGTCCACAAGGCGGTAGTTTCAAACCTCAACATCACCGACCCCATCCAAGCGGCCGCGTGTGCCGGAACGGACGGAGCGAACACCAGCCTCACGGAGCAGGTGCTCACCCTGAACGACTTGATGGTCAAGGAGACCGTTTGCCGCGGTACCATCTTCCCGACGTTTATCGCCGCTCAGGGCCGTATGCGCCGTGACGGTCAAATCCCTCCCGACTTCTCCGAGTTCCTGCTGGCTACCGTAGCCGCCAAGACCGCCGAGAACCTCGAGAGCCTGATGTGGGCCGGAGACGCCGGTGCCATTTGGGGCTTGGGTCTGTTGTCCAATGACGGAGTCATCGACGAGGGCGGTATCGACGCCTCCGCTATGAAGGACTTCACCGAGGCCGTAACGGACGCTGCATTCACCGCTGCCAACATCCTCGGAAACATGGATACGGTCTTCGCAGGTGTCGCCGCTACCCCTGGCATCCTCGCCAAGGACGGAGCCGGCTTCTACCTCTCCTACGAGGCATACGCCTTCATGCAGCAGGCTATCGCCGCGCAGGGTACCGACATGGGTTACAACCGCGACCTCAAGACGGTGACATACCTCGGATACCCCGTGTACCCGACCGCCGGTATCCCGAACACCGCCGACGTGATCGTGTTCACCTACCCCGACAACATCGTAGTCGGAACGAACGCCTACACCGGCAACGAGTCCGCTTCTTTGATTCCTGTTTACCAGTACGACGGTAGCGATAACGTGAAGGTCTCGATGGACTTCGCCGCTGGCGTTCAGACTGCCGTCCCAACCGACGGCGTTGTTGGATTCGCATTCACCTGATACATGGCCTGTACTATCACCCTCGGCCGCGCATTGGATTGCAAGGACGCTCTCGGAGGTCTGACGAAGGTATTCTTCGCCAGCACCTTCGCGGAGGGCCTTGTGACCGCTGCCGGAACAGGTGATGGAACAGCGGGTTCGGCGACCGTTTCGACCACTGCGGGAGAGACGTTCACCATTACGGACCTTCCGACGATGACCGTACTCCAGTACGACCTCCGTCCGGACCTGTCTTCCTTCACCATCAATGTCCAGAGCGACCCCGCGACGGGAGCCTCGCTGTTTGAGCAGACTCTGAACCTCGTCCTCCAAAAGCATACGGAGGCCGACCCGGAGCAACTGCGCCTTATCAGCCGCAACCGCTCGCAGATCTTCGTCCTGGACAACAACGACAACGTCTTCCTCTTTGGGGCGACGCATGGCATGGACCTCAACGGCGGCACCCTGACCTCAGGGGCGGCGCGGAATGAGATGTCCGGGAGCACCCTTACCTTCACGGGTCGGGAGGCTGCACCCTACTACTTGATTGAGCCTACGGCCGGAGTCGGCACCGCGGACTATCCGTTCGACGCCCTCACCACGCCGTCCAATCCTACGATTACGACGGGCTAATCTCCGTTCGCTTTGTGTGTTTATGGAAGGGGTCGCCAATGGCGGCCCTTTCTTATATCCGGTAGTAGATGATCCTCGTCTTTCAGAATTACACGTCCGATATCGAGAACACGATTTACCTCACCCCGAAGGAAAAACGGGGTGCGGCGAACGTGGCTCTCTACGGTCCTACGATTCAGGCGCTGGGGCTGGAGCTGACGAGCCTCACGACGGACAAGGTGGTGATGGTCAACGCCAAGACGCTGACGGTGACGGACCGGTATACGACTTTCGTCTTCGATTCATCGGATACCGCGGGCGATACGTCCGCCGACCTCAGCGGCCCACAGTGGCCGGAGGGGTTCATCCAGTACCGCGTCGTCGAGAGGGCTTCGTCGTCCGATGTGCGGGCCATCACCTCCACGGATGTCATCCTAGAGAAGGGATTGGGCTACCTTACGCGCGGCGCGTTGACGGGAATCCTCCTCACGGAATCCGGTAACTTCCTCGCCCAAGAATCGGGAGACTTGATACTCACAGAAGATGCCACGACAACGACGCAAGCGTACCAAGAGACAACCTACGAGTCCCATCCCGACGCCGCCTCCACCTTTACGTACTATGAGTAAGCACGAGTTCAACGTCTTCGGGTTGCCCACGCACGAACTGCCCCTCTTCCAAGAGAAGACCGGGCGCGATTGGGTCGACTATGGCTTCGACAATTTGTACGGCTCCTACCTCCGGGACCTGTACCTCGGATCGAGTATCCAGGCGGCCGTCGTAAACGGCGTCTCG